CATTTGTAAAGATTTTTAGTCCAAACAAACTACCAACAAATCCAGTACCCATCGTGGTCCTGAAAGGGTCAGTCTCTTCAACTACGTGCTGTCCACCAGTTTGTGCTGAAACCGCTGCCGTAAAGTCTGCCAAGTCTAGTAAAGACTTGTAGTGGGCAGGGGAAATCACAATGGTATCTGCGTTGTAGCCGTGTGCTCCAATCAGTTCAATCGCATTCGTAATATCCGAAAGCGAAACAATTCCTGAAGTACTAGCTGCGGCCACATAATGGGCCGCTTCCAACGTAGTATCGTCTTGGTTTGCATATGCATATAGGCGGCCCGTACCAACAGTACCACCACTTCCAATAAATCCGCCATATATATTAGCGGAAAAATCTGTGATAGTACCAGTTCCTGGTCCTTCACCGGTTGTTGCAGCAATACTTGTCGTACCACTGATACCAGTTCCTAGTGTTGCATTCGTAAGACCGAACAACGCATTTACTACGTGGTTGGTCAAATGTCTGTCTACACTTCTGCGTGCCTCATTAAGGGCTAACTCGACTTCATTAAATCGAGAGTCTTCTATCATCCTACGGGTTACACCGACTGCGAGACCCCACTCATTAACACTAACACGCTCGGAGCGCATCTTGGTGTGTTGATATTTGGGTGTACTTCCCTCATCGATCTGTTCCATCGCCATACTTGGGAGAGCAAATGTAATATCTATATCTCCACCAGTATCGGTCGTCATAGGTTCTGCGAACATTCGAAGAGCCTCTAAATCTGTTACTTTATAATCAATGAGTGCATCTTTGTAGTCGATAAGTACACGTTCACCGGTACCACCGGTTGCTGCATACGAACCCTCATTGACCGTCGTTAAAAGACCGGGCTGTTCTGTTACACCTGTTATTGCCATTCAAATCACCTCAGAGTAAAAGTATCCTTGCTAAAGTCGGGTCACCACTATGGGCTGCTAATGCCAACGCTGTAGGTCTACCGCCGTCTGCGAGGTAAACGTAAGGTTGGAAGTCTCCTAGTCCTGACATCTCAAGTTCTGAACCAATTGCGGCTGTTCCACTAACGCTAGCGTTAAGTATCACACCACGACCGGAAATTACATTGCATATACTGCCAGAAGTGACAGCCGTTAAGGATACACCGAGAGCCCTAGTACCACTCAAAGCGGTATTTGCTGAATCGATTTCACCATCAGGGGTCGCCATTCCAACTGGCTCGCCTGCTGCAATTGTAGAACCTGCTGTGAAAGGTAGGATTCGGGCGGGTGCTCCGCCATCGTTAACTAAAATTTCTGTTGCCATATTTAATCACCTTTTAAGCTTTTTTCCAATTTTTATTGAGGGTTATTTTCCCTCCTGTATTGAGAGCGAACATTCGCTCTACTTCAGCCTCTGCGTTAACAGGGGCGTCACTGTCTTCGTGTGCTACACCTTTTCCGAATGACCGTTCTGTGTCTTCCGGTACAGGTATACTTCCGATTGCCTCACTAAATCCAACGAGTTTATTTTCTTCCCAAGCAGCGAGTTCCGTTAAACGGGCTTCGCGGCTATCTTCCTCAAGGGTTTTAAGAAGCAGTTCTTTATCGATAATCGTATTCACGACATCACTTTTGCGAGCTTCGGCGTCGGCCTTTGCCCTCTCTGCTTCAGCTTGTTCAAAGGTAGTAATGGTAGCTGATGCGCTATCATACTGCTTCTGCAACTCTGTGTGAGCAGTCTGAAGTTCTTCTAACTGTCCTCTTAGGGAAGCAAACTCTCGTTCCGTTATTACCTCGGCTTCGGTTTTTGAGTCGTTTTCTGCCATATTTTCATCCTCTTTATGTTGTATCGTTTCGCTACTTTCACATTCACACGAGTCTCCGTGTGAACAAGAATCGCAACACGATTCCTTTTTCACATCTTTCTCGTGTACATCACATTTCATATCAATCGTGCATTCGTCGCAGACCGCCTTAGCCAGTTTGTTATCAATAAATGACACTTCCACTGGGCGGATGTTAGTAGCATAGGTCTCTCCCATTACATCAATATCTTTGGAAAACCAATCGATACTAACGTTAGTGACATCCCCATCCTTCATTTTCTGCATTGTTTCATAGGCTTTTTCATTCTTGGAAAGTTGAGCCAACATTTTGATGGCAATCTTCCCGTCTTTCATTTCTTTTACTTCGGGATTTATAGCCTTCCCGATCAAATCATCAGGTGTTCTCTGATGGTTTACATATATAGGGAGCTCGTTAAAAGCCTCTACAGTATCTTTAAGTATGTTAGATTCTATATAAACCTTTTGTTCTTCTCCGTCTTCCTCATAAGAATGAGGGCCAGATGTAATTGCAAGTACAGGGAACTCCCAGACATCTAGAGTATCGTCAAAATTTTCTGGAAAAGTATCTGTTATATCGTCTAATTCGAAATCAAGAGCAAATGTTCTGCGTATATCTTCAGTAGAATTTTTGTAGCTAAATTTACGTGGAGTTTCCTCATCATCGCTAAAACGCATCTGGCAGATATTCTGGCTCATTACTTCGTAGTTATCAAAACCACGTTTCTTCAATCTTGGTGTGATATCGGTTAGACAATTGTCGTAGTTACTCATTTTTTGCGCCTCCCTGTGGCGTTGGCGCTGGGTTCGTACGCTTTACGAGCGGTTTTTCTAACATCACCTTTCTTTGTCGTATCTCCCCTATTTTCTGTGCGCCTAGTTTCTTCTTTCTTATCTTCATCTCTGCCGCCTGATACATTCACTTCTTTTTCGGTATCTTGCTTTTCAACAACTCCGCTTGGGTCAAGACCACGCTCTTCCCTTACTTCTTCAGGTGCTAATACACCTTCAGCCAAGTAAATCATATCAGTTTTTGCTTTGGTGAATGCATCTTCGACATTCATTTGACGGAATACGAATTTAACATCTTCACCCAATTGAGACATCAATTGTGAATTTAAAGAAGCTTCAACAGCCTTTTGTAGATATTTAACAAAAGGTTCGAAAATTGGTCTAGCCTCAGAAGGATTAGACCACATAGTAACTGGTACTTTAAGAGCCATATGGATTTTCATAGAAATATCATCCATATATTTACCATACTCAAAAGCACGTTTAGTTCCCTCTATCTCAGTAATTTGGATATCATTACCGTGAATTATATCATCTCCCGGTTCTAAACTATTAAAAGCACTCACAATTTCATTTATCTTATCTGGACCATAAGGCATATCAGGAAGACCACAGCTAATATCATAACGACTATTAGCGTATTTATTAAGAGCTGCTCCAACATCACGTTCTGCATAATCTTTGAGGTCAACCAAGTATTGAACTGTGTGTATATCAGATAAACCGTACGCATAATCATCAAAGGGGTTGTTCTTCAGTTCTATTATCTCATCTTCCTCAAACCTAACATTTTCATCATCAGAACCTACATCTTGGTAATAATATTTAATTTGGCCGTTCTCATCTCTCTGCACATACATATTCTGGGAAGACCGTAGAACTAGATTGTCGTCAGTCCATTCCATATAACCGGTTCCAAAAATACGAGCATTGCGCAACCAACTGTAAATAGATAATTCTATATTGATATCATTAAATAATTTAGTAATACGTTCTCTTTCTTCTTCATTATCTGTAACAATATCATAACCGTCCTTCACGGCATAAATACACGGTAAATCAATAAGGGTTCTAATCAATGGGTCAGATAAATATATAGCCATATACCTTCTGTTGTCTCCTATCTGGGGTTCAAACTCTCTCCCAAATCTATTACCGCGATTGATTTTAAGTCTTCGGATAATACCTTCTCCAAAACTACGTGGTTCATCCTTTTTATAAGGAGGAGTGCTTCCCGTTTGGGCAAATTCTCGCCTCTTAAAGGGCCAATAATCGATTAGAGCCATTACTACCTATATTTAAACTGATAAATTCGTATTTAAAGATTACGTCACATTCCTCGTGGCGAATGCTTGGNCGTTCTTAGGGGNTTTCCCCTCATTTTTGAAGTTGCTAAAGTCTGAGTTGAAGTCCCGTATCGACGTGCACTTCCTTGATTTAAGGAAACAGAACTGAAAGAAGATTCTCCGGGTAACATAGAAAGTGAAGCGTGAATGCCTAAAACAGAACTATCACAATAGTCATCGTGTTTTCCATTAGGCGCAGAAATTTTCTCGGTCTTATTGGCAGCATCCATTACATATTCTATTTCTGTATGTTCCCTATACCATTTCCAGAGTAGTTTTGCTTGTTCTGGGGGTAGGGCATCTGGATTAGGAACTTTTACAATGCCGCGTTGGATGAAAGATACCATATCTCTATAGATTAATGTTTTGCTTCCTTTAGGTCCTCCAGTAAAAATGAAAGGAATGAAATGAATTGAGAACGGAATACACTCTGCTCTTATTTCCGTCTCAAACATTCCGCCAATTCCGGTTGCATCCAAAATAAGGCGCATAGCTTTAAACATCTTTGCTACTTCCATAATACGCTCACGTTGATATGGAATGTCGTGACCACCCGATTTAGGGCCGATTTCTTCTAAGTATAATAAACGACTGATATTTCCTTCTTCAGCTTTTTCAGTTCTCCAAACGCTAATAACCGTACTGTTAACTGATTTCCCTATATCGATGGCTACCACATTATTAGTGCCGGGTGATTGGCCTGCAGCTATGGCTTCAGGTGTAATAAATTCATAATCCTCAAAACAATTCCTGATTTGTTCTGAAGTAAAAACATTGGAGACACTTTCCACAAATTCACATTCGTATTCAGTTCTCCAGTGTAAAGACTCCTGACCCCACTCCAGCATTTTAGTAAGCATATCTTCTTCGTCATATGGTGGGCTGTATGCGTCTCCCTGTATAACTGCATCTTTCCAAGTATAATGTAATCGTGTAAAAGAATTTTCATAATTTTCGTCGTATAAATAACGATACATATGATTTTCCTTACTTTTGGGTGTACCTAAATTTATAAAAGGAGCTTTATTTGCAATGATGGAAGGCTCTACATTATCTACAAATAAACTATCAGCGATAAGAGGACTCTCATCCACAATCAAAAAGGTAGGATGTTGTCCACGTATCGCTTGTCCCTGATTCGTGGGGGCAATAGGGGANCGCCTAAGTAAAGTGCCACCCTTTAATTTAATATGTGGCTTATTATGCAACTTATAGTTTTGCACTAAAGAACTAAGAAAGGTATTATCTTGAAAATGCCTTAATACATAATTAAAGATAAGAGCTGCTTGATCTTCGTTAGGCGCAATAACAAAAACTAAATCGCGGAAGCGTTTAAAAAACATATAAATAATTACAGCTACAGAAAGAGCCCANGATTTTCCACTACCGCGAGGAGCTAGGATTGCCATCTTCCGTTGTTTTGTTGGGTCTCCTTCAGGGAAACTTAAAGATTTAGTAATTATCTCTAATTGGAGAGGGCGAAGACGGAGTGGCCTCTTTTTATTATCTACCAGATAAGTCTCACAAAAAGATACAATAAGTTTCTCCATTTTCTTTTCATCGCATCTTACANTATCAAAAAACTTTTCTAGTTGCCTAGAATCAAAGGCGTTACGCCCTGTCAATATCGTCTTTAGATTCTTCGTCTCGTTCTTTATCGGAATCATTCAACTCTCCCAAGAAGCTCATAAAATCCTCTGTCTTCTTTTCTACAAGTGTAGGTATCTCAATCTTAAGTGCACGAAACTCTGTGTGGATGTCCTTTATAATTTGATTCCGCTGCTTTAATAATTCATTACGCGCATCTATATCTTTAATATTAAGCATTATCTCTTCCCATAATATATCTTCTAATGCTAAGTTACGCGCTAATAATCTTACAAGTTCTTCGTGTCTTTCATACTCACCTTCTCCTACGCGTTGTCTGAGACGAGTTTCATAGACTTCAACTAATTCTCTCATTTCTTCTTTTTAGAGGTCTTTCTTTTTTTACCACCTGGCTTAAGCTGTGGATATTTTCTATATACCGCCGCTTTNATTCCAGCAGGTCTGGGTGCATTATGTGCTAATTTCAATGCTGATTTAGCACGAGCTAAAGTGTTAATTGGAAAACTACCAGCAGGGGCTCCTCCTGAAGGACCAGCAAAGGCTTTCACTCCTTTGTATTTACCAACGTTAGAACCACCCTTCCTTTTTCGGGCAGCAGCTTGTTTTCTCTTAGCTGCAGTTTTTTTCGCTGGTTTTTTCTTATAAGCCATAGGACCTAAGTTCCATCACTATTTGAAGTTTCAGCATTTGTTTGTATATTGGAACTCTTGTAATTACTTTTATCATCGATAAAGTCAACATTAAGAGTATCAGGCGTTGACGTTCCATCCATATAAAGCATTTCTTTAGGATTTTTTATATCCTTGTATGATGTGATGGGTTTCTTATAATTCATCTCATCTATCTCTGCCTTATCTGGTTTTGGAAAATCGAGCTTCATATCAGGATTATTCCCGTGAAAGTGCTCTCCCTTTAACAAATCTTCTTTTTCTGCCATATTTATTCCTCCTTAC